TTTGGTAATGCGACTGTAGTTCGACTTGTTAATAACAGTGGCACCGCTAGGTTAGTTACTGTTGTTGAAGAGCAGGACGGAACAGTGGTTGGATCTTTTACTCTTCCAGGTAATACTGTGGAATATCTTGAGAAAGACCCAACTTATGCAATATTTGCGGCAAATGCTGCGGTGTTGGGTGCAAAAGTAGGATTTACAAATTAAGAAGATGAAACTTATTACAGAAGAAGTATCAGACATTAAATTTATCACCGAAGGAAAAGGTGCTAATAAAAAAATGTATATTGAGGGAGTTTTCCTTCAAGGTGAGATAAAGAACCGTAATGGTAGAGTTTATCCAATGGATACTCTTTCTCGTGAAGTTGGTCGTTATAACGAATCTTTTATTCAAAAGGGTCGTGCTCTTGGTGAATTAGGTCATCCAGACGGTCCTACTGTAAATCTTGATCGTGTTTCACATAAGATTGTTTCCCTCAAACAAGAAGGAAATAATTTTAGAGGTAAAGCACAACTTCTAGAAACACCTATGGGTAAGATTGCAAAATCTCTTATCAGTGAAGGTGTAACATTAGGAGTTTCTTCTCGTGGTGTTGGATCACTTAAAGAAGATCGTGGTATTAAATATGTTGGCGAAGATTTCATGTTAGCAACTGCTGCTGATATCGTTGCCGATCCTTCAGCTCCTGATGCATTTGTATCTGGAATTATGGAAGGAAAAGAGTGGATCTGGGAAGGTGGCTCACTTCGTGAGGAGCTTGTTGAGAAAACCCAGAGAACAATTAACACTCTCGTAGATCAAAAAAGATTGGAAGAACACAAGTTGGATCTCTTCAACGATTTTCTTTCAAATTTATAAATCATCTAAATAAATACAGATTAATTCAAATCTAAAAACTAATGTCCGTTGGCAAAAAATTACAAGACATGGAAAACATCGAAGAAAACGTGGTGACCAAAGGTGCTAAGCCTGCGGAGCCTATGCAAAAACTAAGTACCGGAGGTACTCCCGCTACTTGGGAAGATCTCGGTGGTCCTACTCCAGAAAATTCTAAGCCTGATGATGATTCAAATAAGTTGAAGACTCCTGGTACTACTCTTGCTCAAGTCAAGAATGTAGTTAATCAGGGTGCTAAGGCTGCAGAAGCAGTTTCAGACGAAGTTGAAGAAGGTCAGGAAGTAGTTGCCGAAGAGCCTGCTAAGGAAGAGGAAGTAGTTGCTGAAGAGCCTACAACGGATAAGGAAGAAGTAGTTGCTGAAGAAGAAACTACTGAAACCACAGCGGAACAAGAAGTAGTTGCTGAAGAAGAAGCTACTGAAGAAGAAGTTGTTGCCGAAGATAAGATTGATGTTGAGGAAGACCTCAATGCACTTATTGCTGGTGAAGAACTTTCTGAAGAGTTCCAAAACAAAGCAAGAACAATCTTTGAAACAGCAATTAAAACAAAAGTTGCTGAGATTAAAGATCAAGTTCAAGAAGAATACAAAGGCAAACTCGAAGAAGAAGTTGCTGGCGTTAAATCAGAACTTGTAGGACGTGTCGATTCGTACTTGGAGTACGTTGCTGACGAGTGGATGACCGAAAACAAACTCGCAGTTGAGCACGGACTCAAAACAGAAATGACTGAATCATTCCTTAATGGAATGCGCGGTCTATTTGAAGAACATTATGTAACTATCCCTGAAGAAAAATATGATGTCATCGAGAGCATGGTAGATAAACTTGATGAAATGGAAGGAAAACTCAACGAGCAAATCGAAAAGAATGTTGCTCTCAATAAGAGATTGTCCGAATCTGTTTCTGATGTCATCTTAGCAGATGTATCAGAGGGTCTTGCCCTTTCCCAAAAGGAAAAACTAGAATCGCTAGCTGAAAATGTTGAGTTTGATAGTGAAGACACATACCGTGAAAAACTAGTAACTCTCAGAGAATCCTATTTCTCTGCGAAAGCACCTAGTGCTCAGAGAGATAATGCTGAAACTATTTCAGAGTCAGCAGATCAAGGATCTCAAACAGATGTAACTCCCCGAATGGAAAGTTACTTATCTATACTTAGCAGAGCTGCTAAAAAGTGATTTTAATAGAATCAAATATCAAACTTAACCTAACATTTTAGAGGTAAAGATCAAATGCAAATGTTCAATGCTGAACAACTGCAGGAGAAGTGGTCCCCCGTCCTAGATTACGAAGGGATGGACAAAATCAACGATCCCCATCGTCGTGCGGTCACCGCAATCCTGTTAGAAAATCAAGAAAAAGAATTGCGCGAAGAGCGCGAGTTCCTAGGTGAACAGCCTACGAACCAAACCACTTCAAGTGGTGCAACTGCTGGTTTCAGTGCTAGTGCTTCTGGTGCTATGCAAGGTTTCGACCCTGTACTAATCAGCCTTATCCGTCGTTCAATGCCTAACTTGGTCGCTTATGACCTAGCTGGTGTTCAACCAATGAACGGACCTACTGGACTCATCTTCGCGATGCGTTCACGCTACACATCTAATAGTGGCACAGAAGCACTATTCGATGAAGCAGATACAGGATTCTCTGGATCAGACTCTACACACCTTGCTTCCGAGATGGGATCAGGTTATGTTGCTGGTTCTGATAGTGGATCTGTTGGTGTTGGTACAGGTGCTCAAGGAACATCTGATGCTTCACGTAACCCAGGTTTACTAAGTCCTGATTCAAACTCTACTCAATTGGCTTATCCAGTTGGTCAGGGTATGGATACAGAAGACGCTGAAGCACTCGGTACGAACAGCAACCATTTCAACGAAATGGCGTTCAGCATCGAGAAAGTAACAGTTACTGCTAAATCTCGTGCGCTAAAAGCTGAGTACTCACTAGAGCTTGCTCAAGACTTGAAAGCAATTCACGGACTAAACGCCGAGGCTGAGTTGGCAAACATTCTCTCCACAGAGATTCTTGCTGAAATCAACCGCGAAGTTATTCGTACCGTTTATAAGATTGCTGAGTCTGGTGCTCAAACAAATACCGCTACTGCTGGTAAGTTCGACCTCGATGTTGACTCCAACGGAAGATGGTCAGTTGAGAAGTTCAAAGGTTTGATCTTCCAAATTGAGCGTGATGCTAACGCTATCGCACAAAGAACTCGTCGTGGAAAGGGCAACATGATCCTTTGTTCTGCTGACGTTGCTTCTGCACTAACAATGGCTGGTGTTCTAGATTACACACCTGCACTTAACGCTAATCTTAACGTTGATGACACAGGTAACACCTTCGCTGGTGTACTTCAAGGTAAGTATCGTGTATACATCGATCCTTATTCTGCTAATCTACAAGCCAATCAGTACTACGTTGTTGGTTATAAGGGTACTTCTCCTTATGACGCTGGTCTGTTCTACTGCCCTTACGTTCCTCTACAGATGGTTCGTGCGGTCGGAGAAAACACCTTCCAGCCAAAAATCGGCTTTAAGACTCGCTACGGTATCGTTGCGAACCCATTTGCCGAAGGCACAACAGCCGGTTCCGGTCGCCTTAAGGTTAATAGCAATAAGTATTATCGCCGCGTACGTGTCGACAATCTTATGTAAAATAGAAGTTTATATACTTCAATTTCAAGAGGGTTCTTTGGAACCCTCTTTTTTTGTCTAAATATTTAAAAACCTATAAGGATATGGCATACCACATTAAGAAAACAAGTGTTGTAGGTGACGTAGGTATAGTTTATTATAAAGGAAATAGGCATTGGTCAGATAAATTTGCTGATAGAAAAGTCTATACTGATGATCCATCTGATTTGCTTTTAAATCCAAATGGATCAAACGGTGGGTATAGTGGAGCTTCTGTAGTAACAGAATAAAAAATAATGTCCTATTATATTAAAAAACATAATACTGTAATTTATGGTGATTATTTGTACCATAAGGGTGATAATCAATGGACATTTAATTATAATGATAGAAAAAGGTATACTACCAAATTAGATGCAGAGAGAATAAGTGCTAATGGTGATGGAAAAAATGGTGGATTTTCTGGCAGTTGGGTTGGTAGTGAATAAATATATAAGGAGACCTGCGTGAACTAATGGCAACAACAACAGGGAATTTTTACGATTCTCAGATTAAAAATAGAAATTATCTGTCACCAATTGGGTTTAATTTAACTCTGTCGACTAAAGAGAAGGTTGACTTTTTTTCTAATACTGCTACAATACCAGCACTTACTTTAGGAACAGCAATCCAAACAACACCTCTTAGAAATTTAGATATTCCTGGAGATGAATTGTTATTTGATGACTTTACAATGTCATTTTTAGTTGATGAGGATATGAAAAACTATATGATTATCCATAATTGGTTGAGAGGACTTGGATTTCCAGAATCATATCAAGAATTTAAAGATCAGATAAAAGATCCAGAAGGATTACCTGATAATAAATTACAGTATTGTGATGGAACTCTTCATATTTTGAATAGTAATTTTAGAGATATTGCTATGATTAAATTTGCTGATCTATTCCCAGTTTCTTTAACATCACTTGAGTTTACTGCTACAGATGATGACATAAACTACTTTACGGCACAGGTAAGTTTCAAGTATACTATGTACAATATTGTTGATCCAACTGGCACGGCTTTATGAATCTTGACAAAATTCAGGAGATGTGGGAGCGTGATGCTGTCATTGATCCTGATAATCTACATGATGAATCATTAAAAATCCCTCAATTACACTGCAAGTATTATACGGTTTATAATACGATTACTTTATTGCGTGAAAAGGCAAGAGATCAATATAATAAAATTCGTCTAGAAAGATATAATTACTACACAGGAAAGGCAGAACCAGAGGTTTATGCAGAAGAACCGTTTCCATATAAGGTTAGAGAAAAGGATGCAATACAGAGGTATATGGAGGCAGATGAGAGATTAACTAAAGTGGATCTTAAGATAAGATACTATGATGCCACATTAAAATTTC